AATTTGTCCCAGCAGATGAATTAGTTGTACCGTACACAGCTACCTCATTAGATGATGCACAGTCAATAATTCATGTCATAAAAATGCCAGAAAACGAATTGCGTAAGCAGCAAGTTTCTGGTTTTTACCGTGACGTAGATTTAGGACCTCCAGGTAGGGTTGAGACAAACCCTGTTCTTAAAAAAGAACGAGAGCTTGAAGGAACTAAAGCTACCGGTAAACCACAACCGATTTATACTTTACTCGAGTGTCATGTTAATCTTGACCTTGAAGGTTTTGAGGAAACAGGTGCAGACGGACAACCGACTGGTATCAAACTTCCTTACGTCGTAACTATCGATGAAAGTACCCGAACAGTTCTTTCTATCAGAAGGAACTATGCGCCCGATGATCCGAAGAAAAATAAAATCCAATACTTCGTCCACTTCAAATTTCTGCCAGGACTAGGATTTTATGGTTTCGGACTCATTCACATGATTGGCGGATTGAGCAGAACGGCAACGTCTGCTCTCCGTCAATTGCTAGATGCAGGAACATTATCAAACTTACCTGCTGGTTTTAAACAGAGAGGTGTTAGAGTCCAAGACGAAGCAGCTCCTATACAACCAGGTGAGTTTAAAGATGTTGATGCACCGGGTGGATCATTACGTGATGCATTCTTTCCGTTACCATACAAAGAACCATCACCAACATTATTACAATTATTAGGTATCGTTGTACAAGCAGGACAAAGATTTGCTTCTATTGCAGAGATGCAAGTAGGAGATGGTAATCAAAATGCAGCTGTAGGGACTACAATTGCTCTTCTTGAAAGAGGATCAAGAGTTATGTCTGCAATACATAAAAGATTATACGCAGCGATGAAAAAAGAATTTAGATTGCTTGCAGATATTGTATCAAAATATCTACCACCAGAATATCCGTATGATGTAGTCGGTGGTGCAAGAACAATCAAACAATTAGATTTTGATGACAGAGTGGATATTATTCCTGTAGCGGACCCTAATATTTTTTCCATGTCGCAAAGAATTACTCTTGCACAAACAGAATTACAACTTGCAACAGCAAATCCTGGTATGCACAACATGTATAATATTTATCGTAACATGTATGAAGCAATCGGAGTAAAAAATATAGACTCAATACTACCACCTCCTGCACCTAACGCACCAAAAGATCCAGCGTTAGAAAATATTGATGCATTAGGTGGTAAACCATTTCAAGCTTTTCCTGGTCAAGACCACAGAGCACACATAACTTCACATTTAAACTTTATGGCAACTAACATGGTAAGAAATAATCCACCAGTTATGGCTGCATTACAGAAAAATATACTCGAACACATAAGTTTAATGGCTCAAGAACAGATACAATTAGAGTTTAGAGAGCAATTACAGACAATGCAGATGCTACAACAGCAAGCACCATCAAATCCACAGGCAGCAAACGAGCTACAAGTGATGTCACAAGCTGTTGAAGCTAGAAAAGCAGTGTTAATTGCAGAAATGACAGAAGATTTTATGAAAGAAGAGAAGAAAATTACGTCAACGTTTGACAATGACCCTCTTCTAAAACTAAAATCACGTGAAGTTGACCTACGAGCGATGGAAAACGAGCGTAAAAAACAATATGACGACGAAAGAATCAATATCGACAAAGCAAAATTGGTTCAACAAAGAGATTTAACGGAAGATAAGCTAGAACAGAACGAAGAATTAGCAGAATTAAGAGCTGATACATCGTTAACAAAGCAAGCCATGTCAAACGCAGCAAAATTGGACAACGATTTGATGAAAATGGCTGACGTTAAAATCTTGAAAGGTCCAAAAACTTAATATAAGGTAAAAACATTATGATGAATTATAAAAAAGCTAAACAAATGTCGATACCTAGCCAAAATCTTGAGTATGATCCAAGAAGTAAGGCTAACGTTAAAAGAGCAAGAAACGTTATCCCTACAGGAGACAAAGAAAAGGTTAGAGGTACGAAAAGAATGTTAGCTGACAAAGATAAAACAGCAACTTGGTACTAAATTATGTGGTTATCGGCAATTAAATTAGCCGTCTCTGCAGGAAGTAAGATTTATGCTAACAAGCAGAAGACGAAGATGGCTATGTCAGAAGCGCAGCTTATGCATGCAACCAAGATGGCCCAAGGTGAGGAAGCTTACCAGGGCAAATTGCTGGAGGCTCGTCAATCGGACTGGAAGGACGAGGCCGTTCTTATAATTTTAAGTTTGCCCGTGTTGGTGCTGGCCTGGGCAGTCATCTCGGATGACCCATCTGCGATGGACAAAGTAAAATTGTTCTTCGAGATGTTCTCGCAGCTCCCGTCATGGTTCACCAACTTGTGGATCCTTGTCGTGGCGTCAATATATGGTATAAAGGGTACACAAATTTTTAGGAACGGAGGAAACAAAAATGCCAAATAGAAGGTTTAACACACAAGTTGCACAGCCTAGAAAGGCTCTTGCAAAAGGTGGTAAAGCATTAAAAGCTGTGGATAAAGAAAAAAATCCAGGTCTTGCTAAACTACCAACTAAAGTCAGAAACAAAATGGGCTTTATGAAAAAAGGTGGCAGAGTCAAAAAAATGGGCGGTGGAATGTCTACTGCTAGAAAAGATATGATGTCTGGCTACTACAAAAACGACATGGGTATGAAAGGTGGCAAGATGTTTAAAGATGGTGGCAAAGTTGGAAAAAAACAACAAGGCTACAAAGCTAGAAAAGATGAGTCTATTGCTATGAGAATCAGAAAGCCAAGAACTGCTAAACAGTTAAAAGCTTCAAGAGATGAGTCTTATGGTAAGTTTGGTTCAAAAGCTAAAAAGTCTGGCAAAATAAATAGGTAGTACATGTCAGTTGTCGGAGCAGCGTTACGAGGCTTTGGTAAAGCTTTAAAAAAATTTGGAAAACAAAAAACCACTGGCACAGAAGTTATTAGTTCTGTTAAACCAGCTGTGCATAAATCCAAAATAAAACAAGTTACAACCGATGTTAAGTTATCTGCTTTGAAATCAAAAGGTAGAATGAAACGTTCTTTTCAAAAAATGGAAGAGGACATTGATCCTGCTAGACAAAAGTTAAGACGAACTACACAAAGACTTGGTGGTAAAAAAGTCACCGAGTCTGGAGTTAACAAAGGAAAAGATCAATAATGCCATTAACACCTAAAGGTAAAAAGATAATGAAGTCCATGAAGAAACAATATGGAGCCAAAAAAGGTGAAACAGTCTTCTATGCATCAAAGAATAAAGGTGCTATAAAAGGTGTTGATAAGAAAAGGAAAAAATAATGTGGAACTGGATAAAAAATTTATTTACGCCAGAGGAGCAAAAAGATCCTCATTTAGTTTTATACGAGGATGCAGCGGAACCTGAAGTGCCTGTACACAAACCAGATCATTGTTCAACCCATTCTAGATTTAAAAAAAGTTGTCCATCATGTAAGGAGTTAGTATATGGCTAGACCAGGTTTATACGCAAACATACACGCTAAAAGAAAACGTGGTGGTAAGATGAGAAAAAAAGGTGCAAAGGGTGCACCAACAGCAGCTAACTTTGCGAGAGCAAAACAAACAGCGAGGAAAAGATAATGACTAAATTATGTCCTAGAGGTAAAGCCGCAGCGAAGCGAAAATTTAAGGTATATCCGTCAGCATACGCGAACGCATATGCTAGCAAAATTTGTGCTGGTAAAATCAAAGATCCTTCTGGAGTAAAAAGAAAAGATTTTAGAGGTAGCAAAGCTGAAGGTGGATTAATGGAAGCAACATCTAGATTAAAAAGACAAGGTTTAAAAAAAGGTGGTTTTGTTGCTAGAGGTTGTGGTGCCATTATGTCTGGTAGATCTAAAAAAACAAAAATAATGTAAGATGTCAAAAAACGGTCTTGATAAATGGTTCGCACAAAAATGGGTAGATATTGGGAGCAAACGAAAAGATGGTTCCTTTGCAAAATGTGGCCGTTCAAAACAGAAAGCGGATGCGAAACGAAAATATCCAAAATGCGTCCCACTTGCAAAAGCCACACGAATGAGCGACTCGCAAAGGGCGAGTGCTGTCAGACGAAAAAGAGCAGCGGGTAACACAGGACCTAAACCA